TGCGCGAATACCTCCCGCTGCTGCGGTGGAACCATCTGCATCGTGGCTTTGATTTTTTCGGCGTATGGAGACTCCAGGATCTCCCTTGCAACGGTTTCCGCCTCACTCAGGGCCGGGTCAGGCTGTGGAGAGGACGGAGAGGACACCAGGGCCTCCAGGGCCTCCCGGTCCCCCTGTCTGGCTCTCCGGAGCAGGTCGATATCCTCTTGGGATATTCCCTCCAGTGATCGCTTTATCTCCGCCAGCTCCGCAGCCTTCTGTGTCGCCATAACGCCGCGCTCAGCCAAGTCCCTCAGCTCATCGACGGTCTGAACGTCAATGTATTTGCCTTTGTACTTCACCAGGATAGGCTTGGGCAGCTTCTCGTCGGAACCAAGTTGTGCCCTGTATTGCGCCTCCAGGTCGGACTCTACGTCAGCATCAGGGGTCTCCTCGTCCATTGATTCGGCCGGATCCCCCTTGACACTATCGTGGCCATCCATCAGCTCCGGAGGGGTATCCGGGTCGAATTCCCCCTCCCATACATCCCCGGCATCCGTCGGGTGTGAAGCGTCCTGTTGCGCTGCCTCATTCGTGGTTACTTCGTTGTCCGGCTGCTGATCCGTTTCGATGACTTCAGTGTTCTGATCGGTCATAACTTCGCTCCTTTCATATCTTTACGTCAAAGGCATCGACGTGCCCGTCCGTCGCGTGCATCGGGTTACGATTAAAGTCCACCCACCTCATAACGTCCGCACCTTCAGAAGTGCGCTTGAAGGTATAACCGCTCTTTCCGGTGACGATTTTGGCATCTCCGCAGTAGATTGGCTCGTCACCGCAATAAATCTCCATTCCCGGCTTTATGGTGTGGATCGTGGTGAACTTCCTCGACCTTCCCTTTCCGACCAGTGTGCTCATTTGGCTCTCTCCATCTGAATGATCTTCGCTTCATCAATCCGTTCCTCCAGCCATCTTTTCAGGTGGGAAACCGCCATCAGCTCCAGGCGTTGGCCCTCGTCGTCATAAAACCCGGAACCAATTGCCAGGGCTGTACTGTTGATGTAGGATTCGATAATCGCTTCCCTGAAGTCCGGATGCTCCATCAGGCGTTCAATCCTTCTGCCCAATTCCATAACTTCCGTTTCGCTCATAGATCCACTCCGAATGAATTTGCCAGGGTCTCATACCTGGTTCTGTCGGCCTCTGCCTCATACTTCTCTGCGCTGGCAATATCTTTTCTGGCCGAAGCGCTCTGTTTCATCATCTCGATCTGGGCCTTCATCTGCTCCATCTGCTGGCTCATCTGCGCCATCTGCGCCTGTTGCTCCGGCAGCCTCCGCATCGCTTCGGAGAGTTGCTTTTTCAGATTGGGCATCTCCATATTGGACGCCAGCTCCATCAGTAGCCCCAGCACCGGCTCTGGTCCGGTATAGGGAACCATCGGAGAGACGGCATTGAGCATCGAAGCTATCTCGCTATTGCGCTGCTGCTTGATCCCCTCTGTTGGGGTCGTAATGGTAATGCCCATTCCGTCTGATGGAAGCTCAGGCCCGATAATCCGCTCATAGCCGTCATCGGTGGGGATGACCACATCCCTGATAAGCTTGGCGTTCATTGCCGCCCACTTGGCAAATACCCGCTCCATTGCCGCGGAGATATGGCGGGTAATGTAGATCAGACGCCGCTGGCTCATTGAGCTGATAATCCCCACTCCCGTCGCCGTCTGATTGAGGGACCTGGAATCGGAACCAATGGCGTATCTGGTAATCCCTGAAAGGTTCTCCTCCTCCTTCTGGAGGTCCTCCAGCATCTTGTAAACATCAGGGGGGAGGGGATTGAAATTCCCGTCATAGATCAGGGCATCCACCCCTGTGGCGGATGGGGAATTGATCTCCACAAAGCGCTCTCCCCGTTGCAGGCGCTTGTAATTGACTGGGTCCAGGGATCCTTTGCGGATAAACTTGATCCCGTTGTTGGAGTTGGCCATATTGTCGATAATGCCTCTGGTTATGCTGGTTCTGAGTCGCTGGTAATCCCCGATCAGGTCGGTAATGGTGAAGCCGTATAGGCTGAATGGAATCTTCCCGAAGGTGATGGAGTCGAAGGGGATTGGACCGAAGGGATAGGGGCTTTCGTCGATTCTGAGCAGCTGGTTCCCTGACCAGATGGCGATAATCGGCTTGGGGGTTCCATTTCCGTCCAGGTCGTAGTATCCATAATACTCGAACACCTCCACCAGCTCCAGGCTTCGGTCATCCGGGTTGAAGGTATCTTCCCTTCCTGCGACCTGCTCCGGCTCATAGTCACTCTCGTTTGAGGGAACCAGTTGTGAGAGTGTGGCATCCGATTGTTTTCCGTACCAGTCCGGATTGGATCGGATCTCACCGATGGATACCTTGCGCCGGTAGATGACGAAGCGCATCTCTTCAGGCGTATAGGCCGCCGGGTCCGGAATCACCGACTCGAAGGGAACCACCTCCACCGTCGGGTGCCCCTTGGCATTCCACCCGCTCATCAGCCAGACCGTTCCATCTACCATCAGATTCAGCCCGACCGTCTCCATAATCTCCAGGGGCCGATGCAGCTTGGACCACTGATAATTAATCAATGCCTCCTGCTTTCTGGCCCCTTCCATCCCCTCTGGATTCTCTGAGGTAATGCGGACAATCTCGTCACTGATGAACGGCTCAACCAGAGACGGAAGCGCTCCGTGTACCGTTCTGCGAATATCCTTGACGACGATGGAGGATTTTCCCTCCTCCTCGTTCCCATAGGGATCCCCCCGGTAAGCCGATCGGCTGTCCGCCGCCCTTCCCAGTGCCTCGTTGTGGTATCCGGACGCCTCGCTAAGCGTTCCCTGCAAATAGGAGAGCAGGCCGTTTTTATGCTTCATATCGCTCCTTTAATCGTATGGGTTTTTTGAGGGGGAAAGCATCGATTCATACTCCTCCCGGCTCACCTGCTGCCCTCCACTGTAAAAGGTAGGCATCTGAACCATCTGCGCCAGTGCGTCGATATGGTCGTCGTGCGACGCCATACAGGCGGAATGATCGGTCAGCGTCATCTGCTCCATCAACAACTCGGCATCCTCCCCGGTATCCACCAGGATCATCCTTCCGCTGTTGACAATCGGAGCCAGCGCCTTGATCCGGCTGATCTTGGATCCGGTGGTTGATAGCTCGTTGACTGTGAACCACTGCTGATAGTCGTTCATCCTTCGCTCTATCTCGTGCTGTGCCGCCAGACGAAAGCTGCCCTTTTCAATCCCGCACTCCAGGAAGCCGTATTGCGATTGCAGCTCGAACAGTCGGTCGATTACCTCCGGAAGCCCGGCCCTAAGTGCATAGGGTGCGACATACCATCGACCCTCACGATCGATTCCCACCAGTGCGAAGGCGGAGTAGTCTGCGCTTTGCTCCTCGCTGAAGGCTCCATCCAGCGTGCAGTACCAGGTTAGATCGGACGGCAATTCATACGATGCTATTGTCTGGATACGCTCGGTATCGAACACCCCAGTCTCCCGGTCGGTCAAAACCAGCTCGTATTCCTGCTTCCACTCCCGAAGCATCCCCGCCGCCTCATACTCCGCCTTTCTATCCAGGATCCACTCTTCGGTGAAGCGATCCGGCCATACACCGGGCTCCAGTGGGATGGAGAGGGTCGGATAGTGTTCACAGAGCTTCATAAACAGGTCGTTTTGGCTCAGTGGGGTTCCGACCGCATACACTTCGCCACCGGGAGCCAGAGAGGGTAGCAGCGCCTTGTAAAACCATCGGTTGAGCCGATCCACCCTGACGCGGTTCATTACCAGCTCATCGTTGATAATATCATCCAGGATAATCAGGTCTGGGCGTCGGCGATTGCGCTTGATCCCCCGCATACTGGCTCCCGCCCCCTTGCCGACGATAAAATATCGCTTCCCCATATATTCCAGCTCGATCTCTCCACGGACATCCCTAACCACCCTGTAAGGCAGTGAGGAGCTTCGGAGCATATCGGAGATATCCATTACCAGGCTTTCCGCCTGGGTCGCCGTATCGCTGACTATGAGGGTGTAATGCGCCTTTGGATCCTCGACACGATGCAGGGCTACATAACAGCTGTTTGTTGACTTGGCGGAACCACGAAAAGCCTTGACGGGCTTGATCGTCGCATCCGATCCGAAATAGTGATCAATGATTTGAT